GCGGTCGCCGCCTGGGCCGACTCGAAGTCGCGCAGACGCTTGAGGTGTGCATCGATCGACTTCACCTCGCCGGCGAGGGTGTCGTACTCCTCCTCCTGCGATGCGTCGAGGGTCGAGCCGGTCTCGCCGGCCGCCTTCATGATTTCACCCATGCGCGTCGACTTGGTCGCGCGGGTGTCTTCGAACTGCTTGATCTGGGTTGCGGTATCCATGCTGCCCTCCTGGGGCTTCGGGTTGGTGTTGGTCTTGCTGCCCGAAGCGCCGGGCTTGGTGTCGAGACGCACTACAGGGACTTCCTTGGTGCCAGACGAGGCAGGCAGGCCGATGTCGAACGACTTGACGGTCTGGATGGACGCGCCGGCGTTGGCCGGAATCGTCACTGCGGAAAGCTCGAGCCAGTCCCACTTCGTGAAGCGGCGGCCGTAGGTGTCCTTGATGTCGCTCCACTCGAGCGCGTTGAAGCCGATCGAAAGGCCGCGCACGAGTTTCTTCTTGATCGCACCCCAAGCGAGGTCGAGCAGATCCTTCAGCGCGCCAGGCTCTTGCTCGCGCTCGATGCGCGCCTTGATGCGGATACCTTCCGGCGTGACCTTCGCCTCGATCACGTGGCCGATCGGTCGCCCGGCGTCGTGCTGCCAGAGCAGCGGGATCGGCAAGGTGAACTCCGCGCCGTCGGATTCGACGATGTCGCCCATGCGGTCGGTTTTCGGCGTCGTGGCGATGCCTTCGATCAGTCGCTCGTCGTCATCGACGGCCTTGATTTCCAGCAGCGAATAGGCTCGGTTCATTGCGTTGCTCCTGAAACGCGAAAGGCCCGCTGTGTGCGGGCCTTGTGTGTCGGGTCGTGCTGCGGTCAGATGAACATCATCTGGTACTTACTGCCGGGTGCCGCTGGGTTAAGCGCCATCAGCGATACCGCGTTGAACACCGCCATCAGCGGGTCGATCTTCGCGGTGCCGCTAGCCTGCTTGGTGATGTTCACAGCGTTGCCGACCGGCACCACCTTTGCGTTGCCGACGCACCACGCCATCAGCGGCTGTCCGCCGTGGATCAGCGCGCCCTCGGCCAGCTTTCGCTCTGCCGTCTTGATCGGCCCCGTGAGCTTCCATCCCTGCGACACCGCCTTGATCTTCTCCGCCGGCACGCCGGCCGCTTCCAGCGCGTCGAGTACCGCACCGACGCCGGCCGGGTCGACGCCAACCAGGTCCAGCAGGCCGGCCTCCTCGACCGACGCCACGATCTCCGCGACCTGGTCCACGTCCTCGCCGATCTGCGACACCAGCGTCAGGTGGCCGTCGCGCGCGAACCCGCGCAGGTGCGCGTCGATCTCCTTGCGCCGCTCGAGCACCGACGGGTGCGCCCAGGCATGCGTCCAGACCAGCCACTCGCCGGTCTCCTTGTGCCGGCCGACCGCCGCGGCGCCCAGAAGATCGTCCAGGCCGCCGCCGTCGATGCCGAAGTCGATCACCTCGGACCACGCCAGCAGGTAATCGAGATCGACGCCGCGGCGCTCGCACCGTTCCCAGAATTCGGCGCCCGACCAGCCGGCGCCGTGCAGCGCCATGCCGATCTGGATGTTCAAATGCTGCGACGCCCAGACCCGCAGCTCCGCCTCGCTGGTCGCCTTCGCATCGGCGTGGTCGGACTTCAGCCGCTCCAGCGTGATCGACTTGCCCAGGTTCGGCGTGACCAGCGGCCATAGCGCCGGATCCTCCCACTGCCGGTCCTTCGACTCCTGCACGTCCTTCGGGAACTCAAACAGCACCGGCAGCATCGCGCCCTCGCGCTTGCCGTCGCGGATGTCGCGCGCCTTGGTCAGCTCGTCAGCGAACACGCCGACCGGCGCCTCGTCACTCTGCGTCGTGATGAAAGCCAGGAACGACTCGGGGAACGGCAGCATGCCGCCGCGGATCTGGCGCAGCGCCTTCGGCGCCTTCGCCATCTTGGCGCAGACATGCAGCTCGTCGATCAGCGCGCCGCCGGAGATCTTCTGCCCGGTCAGCACCGAGGGATCGAAGGTCATGATCTCGAGTTCGGCCTTCGTCTCCCGATGGATGATCGTTTTCAGGTGGTGGCGTGTGTGGAACTTCTTCTCGAGCACCGGATCCAGATCGATCGCGCCCGCGGCCGCCTCATAGGCGAGGCTTGCGACGTCCTGCACCGGCGCCGTCATCACGAAGCCGGCGCGGGGACGCTGGTTGAGCAGAAGAGCAGTGACCATCAGCAGCGCGCCGTCGGTCGTCTTGCTGTTCTTCTTCGGGACCAAGGCGAACAACTCGCGGATCATCCGCTCGCGCGTCTCCGGGTTCACGCAGCCGAACATGGCGCGAACGATGCCGCGGAACCAGTCGCCCCCCGCTTCCTCCATCGTCGGCGTACCCGGCACATCGGCCAGACGCAGCTTGTTGAAGATCCGAACCGCGCGCTCACCCTCCCCAGCCCACAGGGGCAGATCTGGCACGAGCGACCGCCCCGACTGGAGGCGCTGCCACCAGTCAGGGCACGAAAGGTCCCAAGCCATGTCAGGCGGCCGACTTCCGGATCGGCGTGACGTTCGGGCCGATCAGGTCGCCCCACTCCGTGCCCTGCCCCGCGGTGACCGCGTCGGCCTGGGCCTGTTCTTTCTTGCCGAGTGGCTTCTCCTTCGCCACCGGCGGCGCGGCGGCCTGCGGCGTCAGCGCGACGTAGGCCTTCTGCGCGGCCACGTTCCCCTTCAGCGCCGCGCGGTGCATCGCGTCCAGCACAGCCAGGCGCTTCTCGTATGCACCGGTCGACAGCTCCTTCTCGAAGTGCTTTGCCAGCGTGTTGCGGGCGATGCCCAGGCCGAGCGCGATTTCCTCGTGCGACATGCCCGCGCCGGCAGCGATCGCAACGCGTTTGCGCATCGCCGGGGTCGGTTTGAACGGGGGTCGGGCCATATCAGCGTTTCTGCTCAAAAATCGGGTTCTGGCCGAAATCTCCGGCCGAGGAAAAAAGCTGCGCGTGGGAGGCGGATCGGTTTCCGGATGCTTGGTCGTTCAGGTTTCGACCATCCCCCCGACTTATCCACAGTCGTTCAGCTTCGCCTTCACATGAGCCTGACCGAAGACCGGTTTCGTTCAGTTTGGACCGTTCGAGCCGGTTCATGCGGGTTGACGGCCAAGGTCGATGGCCGTCTTCGTCTTGTGGCAACGATGGCAGCGCACGCGGCTGTTCTCGTCGGTGTCTTGGCCTCCGTTGACCAGCGCCACCTCGTGGTCGAGCTCGAAGCCATCCGGGTAAACGGTCAGCTCGCTGCAATCCACGCAGTGCGGATCCTTCGCCCACACACGGAGCCTGCGGCTCTGGAGGCGTCGCCCGGTGATGCGGTGCTGGCTCGGGGTGCCTGCCTGCTGCAGGCGACCGGGCGCCGGGGTGACGCGCGGCGGGATGCACTTGAGCCTGCCCATCACTCGGCACCAGGCGACGGCGTGCGCTCGCACTCGCGCGGCTGGTAGCCCTGCCCCGGCGTGGCTGGCTCGCCACGGCCACCCAATGCCGCGGAGAATGCTGCCAGCGCATCGGGCATCAACTTGAAGCGCGCGACCACCGTGACGGGACCAGCTGCCGGCATCTCCAGATCGACGGACAGGCAGGCCGTGTGCGGCAAGCCCATCGCCTTTAGCAGAAGCGGGGCGACGTCGCGGCCGAGGGTTGCCTTGCTCATCAGTGGACCACCTGCACGCGGCACGCGCGGCGCACCCAGTACTCCACCTTCACCGGGTCCGGCTCCATGCCTGGAAGGCGCGCGAACATCGCGACGCTGCCGACGTACCAGTGCAGCCACCAAGCGACACGGATCCGGACGGTAATGCTTGAGGAAGCCATCAGCCGCGCGCCAGATACGCCTTGAGAGTGGCCGCGGAGACCTCGCCGTACGTCGGCTCCCGACCGTCGATCCGCTCACGCAGATGCTTCAGCGCGGCGGCGGTTGTGTCGCTGAAGCGTTCCGGGTGGTTCACGTACTCGTCCATCCACGAATTGAACGCAGCGGCCAGCGCCGCATCGGTGTATTGCTCGGTCATCGGATCTGTCCCCTAATCGCTTGTGATTGACCAGAAATGAAAACGCCCGCTTTCGCGGGCGTCGGTACTTAGCAGATGACGTCAGGGCTCAAGGGGCGGCTGCGACGTGGTCCAAGGGATGCACGTGCCGGTAGGGCCGCAGACCCACAGATTGCCATCCGCGTCAGCTGCGATGCAGATCGGCTCTCCGATGCATGGCGGCGGTGGCGGGCGTGGGTCGGTAGCGAGCGCAATTGCGGGAGAGAACATCGCGGCCAGGAGCAAAACGCCGGACGCGGCACTGATCAGCTTCCTCATCTGTCGATCTCCGTATCGTCACGTCATGTGACCTGGAATTTCTAACAGCAAACCAGCCCGCAAATTGGGTTTCCTGTCACAGGCTCTCGCCCGTGTCGATCTTTGGTTCGACCAATGCTTGAGATACAAACCGCTCGTTGACCAGCGCCGCACGAACTTGCCCAGTGCATTGAGCAGCAGGTATCACAGCACGACCGTCACAGCCCCGCTGTTTCGCGATGCAGGCGATGACCGATCAGGATTTTCCTACGTTGAGCTAGGGCTATTGCCGAAGCGCCGCTGTGCTTACTGCGGTATCTGTGGCGTTGTCGGCCTCCACCGACTCAACTCACTATCGGGAGACCAAGATGAAAGGCGTAATTCTGGGGTTTGCAGTCGCGTGCGGTGCTGCGCTGATGTCCATTCCTGGCAGTGCTCATGCCATTGAAGGAACGCCATGCGTGGAAGGGCAAGAAGACGCCCGAGTCATGACCGGTACTTATGGCTACATCGTTTACCAATGTCTCGGGGTGTGGACGTATTCGTACGAATGCGACGAGTCCGGCTACTGCTTCATCGCTGGCTGACCTGACCTCCCCCGCTCGCGTGCACGTCATTGCCAACCCGCCTGTCATGGGCTCATGAGGAGAGAGTGATGAATGGGAAATTGAAAACGCTGGCTGCCGCTGCATTCGCATCGCTGTTTGGTACGGCTGCCGCAACCCCGATTTGCCCGCCGATGCCCGATTGCGAGGCCAGGTACGTGGAGTGCTACCTAGACACCGGGGATGCAGACTTCTGCTACAGAACCATCATCCTGCCGTGCATTGCAGATATGTGCTCCGGCGGCCCGGGCGATCCCGGCGTCCCGCCTGCCTAAGGGAACGTCGTGTGAAGGGTGGCGCCTTCGCGTCGCCCTTTACGGCCTCATCTGATCTGCCCCGCTTCTTGGAACCGCCGAATGCACCGGCGCTCACCGCGCCACGCGATGCGGTCCTGCGTCACCACGCCGAGAAGGCTGTTCGCCCAGCCCTTCAGGGCTACGACGTAGCTGTCGGGGATTGGCGCGCCCTCAGCCGGCGGCACCGGCTCGTCCGGCACGTAGGCGGTCGGCGCTTCCAGGCACGGCGTGATCAGCGGGGCGTCGGCGCGGGTCTGCCGGCCACCGCAGCCCGCCAGCACCAGCAGCAAGCCGGCCAGCAGCAGCGCCACAGGTTTTTGCCCGTTCTGGCAAAAACCGGTTTCAGTCCTGCGCTGCATCACGTGCCTCCTTCACTGCCGGGGCCAGGCTCGGCAGACCGGCGGGCATGACGCACTCACCGGTCACGCGCACCTCGCGGATCAGCGTCTCGCGGGTGTGGGTGTTGCCGGCGGCGGTGGTCTGCTCGCCGCGGATCGAGGTCCGCTCCGTCGTCCAGATGCCGGCGGCCACCTCCAGCGCCTTGGCCTGGTCCTTCGCGGCCGCTTCTGCATCTGCCAGCCGCTGCTCAGCGATTCGGGTGTCGCAGCGCGCCGATGCGCTCGACCAGCGCCACGTCGCGAACGCTCCCCACAGGGAGGCGATCACCAGCGCGGTGACCAGCCAGCCCAGAAGTTTCATGCCGGCACCTCGGGCGGAATGACCGCACCCAGGCCGCGGAGCGACGACTCCAGCGTCATCACCCTCAGGCGCAGGCGATGGGCCTCTTCCTGCGCCGTCATGCGCAGCTTCATTTCCTCGGCCAACTGCAGCCCAAGCGCGACCTGCGACTGCTCCAGCGACTCGATGCGCGACGTCAGACCGGCCAGAAGCGCGACGTTGCCGTCCGCTTCGGCCTTGTCCTGTTTCCGGTTGAGCACAGCGCCGATGAACTCACGGGCGATCCACAGAGCCGCGGCGCCGCCCGCCACCCACCAGGGCGCGATCTCGGCGCTGCTCATCGAGTCAAGCCCGGGACGTAGACCGTCCGCCCACCGCTCGAGGTCGCCGTCAGCACCTGCCGGCGATGCCGCGGGCCCAAGCTCACGTGCACCCAGCGGCCGAACTCCTCGATCACCTGGTCGAACGGCAGCCGCAGGTCGATGATTCGCTGCGCCAGCGCGCGCGAGGTCATGCCGTCGACACGGATATCCGCAGCCTGGCCCAGCCGGTGCTGCGACGTTGCTGTACCGCCCACCGCGCGGTTCACGCGCTCCGACCGGAACGCGCTGTTCACCAGCACCGGCCGGCGGAGGTCATCGCGCAGCGGCTGCAGGATCTTGCCCGCGAGCGCTGCCAGGTGCGCGACCTCCGCCGGCGTCGGGGTGTTCGGCAGGCCGGTCGTCGTGACCGTCAGCTCCGCCAGCGTGAAATTGGTCGTGAGGCGCATGACGGTCTCGCAATAGGTGCCCGCACCGCGCCCGGCTAGGCTCGATGGTCGGTCCGGTTGGGGATGTCGGGCGAAGGAAGTGCGGGCGACCGGGAGGCTCCCAATCCAGACCCGCGGGAACGAAAAAGCCCCGACCGGTCAGGTCAGGGCTTCGTGCGGAGGCAGTACTGCCACCGTGCCGGGAAAGTTACTCTTGAGGTGCACACCTGTCAACGAGAGCGAGCATGGAAGACCGAATGGACAGCCTCATCGAGGGAACAGAGAAGTCTGGGGAGTGGCTACTCAAATCTGCCGAATGGCTGATCGTAGTCGTCGCACTGAACATCGCGGCAAAAGTAAGCGACTCGAAGATCCTTTACGGCTTGTGGCTGGTACTTTTTCTTTTCTTCTCAGCTCGGATCGGAAGTGCGATCGGCCAACTGCGTTGGATACTGAGACCGAACGATAAGCGGGGAACCCCGGGCCCATGGTGGCTATTTGCACTCCTCCTCGTATCGCTCCCGCTCACCAGTTACACGGTGATCACGGTGACGACCGAGATGATCCGCGCGCAAAGCATTCTCACGCAGCCATCTCAAAGCCCTCAAGGCGGCCGCGTATCCGCTCAAATCCCAGTTCCGCCGTCGCCAGATACGAACGGACCGATACGGTCCGCAGCCGATGGGCCTGCAGTAATTCGTTCGCCTGTCCCCACCGTTCCACCTTCCGCCGGCCCGAGCCGCAGTAGAAGCCCCGAAGAACGCACGCCATCGGCAGGTCCGTCCGAGCAACGTCCGAAACCATGAGCTCGATCTGCATCGCCTGATCGTCGATCTCCATCGGCTTGAAGCCCTGAGTGCGCTCGGGCATCTCGCCGCGGTGCTCGATCAGCACCTGCAGCATGTTCTTCGACTGGTGCCCCAGGTACTCGCCATCTTTGGCCAGCGCGAAGACCTCGCCCCAGCGATCTAGCCGCCGGCGAACGTAGAGCCCGAATGTATCGATCTGTGCCATGGGTTCTCCTACGCCGCCTCGCGGAATTCATCGATCGTGGTGTCGTCCAGTCGGAACGCCGGCAGCCGGCCGTCGTCCTGGCACATGCCCATCTGCCTGCCGGGCTGGTCGCGGCAGTGCGCGACGCCGAGCGTGGTCTGGCGGCAGGCGCAGAACGCGCATAGGCCTCGCTTCCGGATCGCCGCGCGGTAGCGCTTGCGCATGCGCTGGTCGGCGGCGGCCTCGGGTCGCGTGAGGTTTCCGGGCACCAGGTTCATGCGGCGCGGGCCTCGGCGTTCGCCGCCTGCGCGTTCTCCAGCGCGATCGCGTACAGCTCGGGATGCTGCTCGTCGAATTTCGGCATGCGCGCCGACTCCACCCACTGACCGCGACCGGATCCATGGTCGAGCCAGCGCTGCGTCCACATCGAAGGGCTGCAGCCCTCAGCGGCGATCTCGCGCGCGGTGATGGCGCCCTGCACGCGCAGCCTTGCGAGCACGCGCACCGCAGCCTGCTTCCAAGGCGTCATCCGTACCGGTGCCGGGACGCCGGCGGGTACCGTCGGCACCGCGGCGGGAAGATCGATGCGCTGTTCCGGGTTCCAGTCGAACAGGCCGACATAGGAGTGGTAGGCCTCGCGACCGCCGTAACTCGTCGGCGCCTGAGCAACCGTCCCGTCGGCCCACATCTCGTGGTGGATGTGGAAGTGCGCGTACGTCTCGCTGTTCCAGCTTCCGTCCTTCAGCAGGCGCGTGTCGACGCGCGGCGCCCACACGCTGACGCCGAGTTGCCCGAGCATCTTCGCGATACCGGCGTTCGCCTCGGTGATGCTTCGGACGATGACCAGTCGATGGTCAGGCCCCTGCCGCGACCACGCCATCGACGAGTTGCTCGGGAGAATCTGATCGGCGACCTTCGCGTTGAGCTGCAGCTTAGCCTCGACGCCGATCTGGCGCCCGCTCTCGTGTGCGACGAGCACGTCGAAGCCGCCCGTCTCCGGGTAACAGATCCAGCCGGGCTGCTCGTTGAAGTCGCGCATGAAGATCGAGCACAGCTCGGTCTCCGTCGGGATCAGCCGCTTCAGCTCGTCTGTCTGGGTCAAGCGGCGGCCCTCCCCTGCTGCTGCATGTGGTCGGGGCGTAGACCCGCGGCCGTGACAGCGACGGCTAGAGCGGCCCACCCGTGCGACTTCACGCCGAACGTAGGCCCGGGCGCCTTCTTGGTGCCCTGCGGCCCGAGCAGATCGATCAACGCCTGCCGGATGTTGGCGTCTTTTGCGCGCGGCGATGCGCACAGGTGCAACTTCACCTCTTGGCGGAAGACTTCGCGCGGCAGGCATTCGGTGCGCTGCGACCACGCCTCGGCGAAGCGGCCGGTCCACCAGACGGTGCGGAACACTTCCTTGCCGACCGCCATGCCGTAGCTGGCGACCATCTCCAGCGCGAGCACGTTCGCATTCACGGTACGCACCAGATGGAGCGCACGCACGTTGTCGCAGACCTCGGTATGTAGGATGCGTCCGTCGCGGAACACGACGACACCGCTCTCCGTGGTGCCGGGGTCGATGGCAAGGATCGTGTTCATGCTGCCGACCTCCACGCCGGCCGCGCCACGTACGGGCGCACCGCCTCGAATCCCTGCACGTGCTCGATCTTTCCGCCGCCCGCTACGAACTCGGCGACGGTCTCAGCGCGATAAGCAGGCCGCGACGCCATTTCAGCGCTGCGCACGCGGCCGACCGGTGCTGGAATCAGCCCCAGCGCCTGCGCCGACTTGCGCCGGTGCAGGAGCGACGGCTGCACGCGGCCCGCCGCTCGAAGCGGCTTCTTGAAGCTGTAGTGCTTGGTCTTGCCATCCAGCCATCCGCTGTCGACGGCACCGTCGTCATCGAGCCGGCATATCGCACGGCCGATAGCCTTGTACTCGCGCGTGCCTCGCTGGTGCCCGAGGCCAGTCGCGATGTCGTGCACGGTCTGCTCGCCTTCGTGCGCCTCCAGCCACGCGACGATTCTCGAACTCGCCGGACGCGCCTTCATGCCGCAGCCCTCTCTTCGTTGGCCGCATCCCAGCCGGCGTACCAGGCCTCGCGGAGCTTCTGTCCGTCCGCGCCCATCGCGTAGAGCGGGCACTTGTCCCGACCGCGGCCCGCGCGCCGCGCCATCTCGCCGGCCAGTCGGGCCTGCTCATGCTGTTGCTTCGTCATGCTGCTTTCCTCGAGCTCTGTTCGATCAGTCGGTGTTGCGCGGCCATCAGCGATTCGTCGTCGCCGAACGCCGCGTGGAATGGGACGCTGCCCTCGGCCAGCGATGGCCCGAGCTGCGTGCGGTGTTGGGTGTGCGACCAGCCGTTGACGATCAACCGGCCGCGGTGGTGCCAGGCGCAGAGCCCCAAGGTGTGGAGGTGCCCGCGGCGGATGCCGCCGGAC